CACAGATTTAAAGAATGTGTATGTATCAAGAATAAGTGTACCAGTATTATATGAAGAAGTTTATCAATCATTCGCTAGGTTTGTAACTTCCGATGATAAATTCTTTGTATTATCTAATGGTTCTTTTTATATTGTAAGGAGTTAATTATGGCTAAAAAATATAAATTAAAAGACGAACTAATGCCTAGAAAACCTAGCTTTTTGAGGTTAGACTATTCTGACTGGGCAAAACTTAATGGTGGCAAATCTGTAGAATTAGATAGAGTGCCAGAATTAGCAAAAGATTATTTAGAAGAAGTAAAATCAAAAGTAAAAGAGGTAAAGTAAAATGGCAAATCTAAGTGCAGCATTTTCTCCGAAAGAATTTGAGTTGGCTATTGCTCACGAAGCAACAGTAGGAACAGCAAGTTCAACGGTAGGAGATTATATATTAATGAATATTGATTCAATCGAAATGCCTTCATTGAATCCACAACAAGTTTTAGATGTAAGACACGGAGCAGGAAGAACTTTAAAAGAGGTAGATATGTTCCTATCAAACAATCTTACTATTAAAGAAATAAGTTTTTCAGGAATTGCAGACGCAACTATTTTACCTAAATTAGTCAAAAATATTACACAAGATGCAAGTGGTGCTTCTTCTATACCAGCATCTTATGATCCTTCAGAGTTAAAAATAGGCGATAGTACATCAACAGCAGATGTAGGAACATTTAGTGTGTTATTAAATGTACCAGAATCTAATAACTCAATGTTATTTGTTGGTTGCGTTTTAACATCTCTTACTTTGAGTGGAGATATTGCTGAAGAATCAGGAAGAATTAAAATGTCAGGAACTTTAAAAACTGGCTCAAAACCAAATTTTACCAGCAACTTGAATCCAACAAGCACAGCTCATTTTAATACAAACTACTTTACAACAGATTATGGAGATGACGCAGATACTAATGCAGTAACAGTTATTGCAGGTGTTGCAGATCCTATTCTAAAATCATTTAGTTGCACTATTGAAAACGATGCTCAGTTTATGGGATTCAACGCAGCAGGTAATTTTCAAATTATTGCAAGAGCTTTACCAGAAGCATCTGTAACATTTGATTCAGTAATTAAATACGACGCAGATACAGACGGATTAGTCGCTACCTTTGAAGGGCAAGACGGATCATCAACTGTTGCTAATACTTTAACTGCAAAAGATAGTGTTACTAGAAATGTAGATTTTTCAATACCGAAAGCAATTATTACAGATGTATCTTTTTCAGAAGAAGAAGCTATGTTCTTGTCAGTTAGTACAAGAGGTGTAGCAGGTACTTCTGGAGATTTAGTTGCTATCACTATAGAATAAACAAATAAAGGATAATCAATGTCTAAAAAAATAACACTTAAGAGTGGTGTAAAAGCTACTCTATTAGAAATGTCTGTAGATAATTTCGACAAATGTATGGATTCTGTAAAATTTGAAGAAGTAAACGGACAACAAGTAATTAAAAATCAATTTGCATTAAGTACACTATGGATAAGAAATGGTGTAGAGGGTGCAGATGATAAGTTTATTAAGTCTTTGTCAATTAATGATAGAGTTGAATTACAACTTGCTATTCAGGAATATAATAGCTTGGGGGAATAGAAACCCTCTCACTTGAATTAAACATATTAATAGATGATTGGTGTGAGGGTTGTAGATATTCTACCTTTCCATATAAAGCTAAGTTACCTCTTAAAAAGAATAACAGCGTTCACACCTTTACATCTATGGACGATGTATGGTATGTAATCAAGCTATTAAAAGAAGAAGTTGAAGAACATAACGCAACCTCTGAAAAAAAGTTTGAAATACACGAAGCTATCAAATCACACCTTCCTTTTTTTGCTTGTCCTAATCATTTCATAAGCAAAGAATATCAACGAGATATAAAAAGATACACCTATTGTAAAAAGATGTATGTATCTCCTTATCCTGGATCATACGGAAATCAACCAAAAAAATGGATTGATAAGTGCAATGTTATAGAAAAAATGTTAAATTATATTCAATCGCAACAATATAAAAAGAGTAACTAATGGCAGATACAAACCTAAAAGTACAAATTAAGTTCCAGGCAACTGGAGATAGAGAGTTAGCAAGAGCATTTAAAACTGCAGCTATTGCTAATGAGAAACTTGGTAAAGCTGTAGAAAAAAATGAAAAACTACAAGATAAGTTAAATAAAACAAATTTATTAGGTGTTAGAAATAATAGATTATTAGCAAATACTTTTGCTACTATCCGTAGTAAATTGTTACTTGCATCTTTTGCTTTCACATTAGTTACTGGATCTGTTGGTAAATTTATACAAAAGTCTGCTGAATTTGAGAAAGTAAAAGTAAGATTGAATGCAATGTTTGGTTCTGTGGATAAAGGAACACAAGCATTTAACAGATTTAATAAGATTGCAGCAACGACTCCTTTTACTCTTGAAGATGTAGTAGAAGCAGGTGCAGCATTAAAAGCATTTGGTGTAGATGCGGAAAACTTAATCAAACCAGTTTCTGACTTAGCAGCATTTATGGGTACAACTGCATCAGAAGCAGCTTCTGCACTAGGTAGAGCTTTTGCAGGTGGTGCAGGTGCAGCAGACATTTTAAGAGAAAGGGGTATCTTACAATTAGTTAGAGATAGTCAGGGAATAGAAGATTTAACAAAACTTACTTTACCACAATTTCGTGAAGCTCTTGAAAAAACTATTACTGATCCTTCTGTTGGTGTAGCAGGTGCTACAGAACAATTATCTAAAACAATGTCAGGTTTATTCTCTAATTTAGCTGACTCTTTTTCAAGACTTTCTGCAGCAATAGGGGATATAGCTACAGGTAGTGTCTTTAGAAATACTGTTGAAGGACTTACTACTTTGTTTGGTAAAGCTGCTGAAGCATTAACCAAGTTTAATGAAACTGATCAGGAATCATTTTTAAGACTATTATCTGAATTTGCAGAAGCAGACAACATTCAAAGATTTAGAGAAAGTTTTGAGGAAGTTCCTACTGCTGTTGAATCATTAGGAAAAGCATTAAATGGAACTGAAAAAGATATAGACGCATTTATTAAAAGCTCTAACATACTTTTCGATGAAAAGTTTTTAAAAGTTTTTTCTGAAGCAATAGCTCCTACAGTTGCAGGTGTAACTAAGGGACAAACTTTTAGTTCACAACTTATAGGATCTATTATAGATGAAGGATCGCCAGAAGACATAGAAAGATTGAGAAAGTTTGTCGATAGTATTAGACAAGAAATAGATATACAAAGAATGTTAATTGAAAGTTTTGGTGGGGTAGATGATGTGCCACAACTAGAATTGTTAAAAAGTATACAAGAAAATGTTCTTTCTCCTATACAAAATCTTTTACCAAAAGCATTAGAAGATGCAAAACCAATACCTCTTGATATAGAAGATTTTATAACATTTGACGATGAAGATGATAATTCTTTTGCAGCAAAATTTGCTTCAAGAGAAGCACAAGATCGTAGTGAACTAGCAGCTGCTTTAATGGAAACAGCTAATCTGGTACAAGAATCAGAAAAATTAATAATAGATGCTCGTGAAGAATTGTTCAATACACATTTTAATAAAATTTTAGATTTAGCAACACAGAATATAAATCAGAGGAAAGAGAGAGAATTACAATCATTAAGAGATACCGAAGAATTTAGAAATGCAAGTGCCGAAAAAAGAGCAGATATGGAAAAAGATGCACTTAAAAAGTTTAAAGATCAAGAAAAAGCCATATTTAGATTAAATCAAGCAGTAGAGATAGCAAAAGTAGTAATGAGTACAAAATCTGCTGTGGCACAACTTACAGCAGTTATGGCACAAATATCAGCACAAGCTGCATTGTTAGCTGCAAATCCAATAACTGCTCCATTTGCAAAGAAAGCTCTGGCACAATTACCTACTTTAGGTGCTACTATTGCTGCACTTAGAGCATCATCAGGTATTCAAATAGCAGGAATCGCAGCACAGCAACCACCTGCATTTGCTAGAGGTGGTTCATTTATAACTGGTGGACAACAAATGATTATGGTTGGAGATAATCCAGGTGGTAGAGAACGAGTAGATATTACTCCATTATCAAGTCCAGACTTTGGCGACGCAGGTGGTGGTGGCTCTATCAATGTAAACATTATGGGTAATGTTATTGGCACACAAGAATTTGTAAGAGATAATTTATTACCAGAGATTGAAAACTCAATTAGAAGAAACCTTGCATAATGCCAATCAATGCCTCACAAGACTATAAAACTGCTCTTACTTCGACGATAAAAGAAGAGTGGATATTTGAATTAAGAAATAATACTTATAGTTCAGGATCTGCTGCAACAGAATATATAAGACTTGCAACGGCAGAGGTAGGAAGTGGTAATACGAAATATCATGGATACATAAAAAACAAACCAACTATTCGAGAAAGCATAGATTTAGTTGCCTCTACATCAAAAAATAGTAACATTTCTATATCTTGTGCAAATAGCACATTAGATAATCATAGCAACGCAACTTTATCTGCTGAAATATACGGTGGTACAAGAAGATATATTAATAGAGATGTTGTTGTAAAGTCACGAGTTGGTGGACACGAAAATACTATTTATACTGGTAGATTAAAGTCTGTAAGTATAGCAAATCAAGATATAGTAAACATAGAAATATCTGCTAGAACACCAATAGATTTTTTAAAAATACCAGAGCATACAAGCAATGCAGGTAATTTTTTTCCAATACTTTATGGATCTGGAACACCACAAACATCTTCTGTTGGTACACATACAAGCGATACAAAATTTATGCAATATAGTCCTGCAAAAGTATTTCCAGTTATGGTAGATAGTTTGAGCAATGGGCAGTATAATTGTTTGGCACACGAGGCAGTAACCGACGGAAGATTACATTATCCTATAAAAGATTTATTTAGTTCTGACGGATTTCCAGTATTTGTTCCATTAGATGATGCACAAAATAATTCTTTTGATGATTACGAGGGTGCAACAAATGATACTGACAAAAATGTTTTATTTACAGATTTAGACTTAGAAAGAGCATATTTATTACGCCCTGTGCAAAATATAACCATTACTTCTCCAAGTGCAGGTGTACCTACAAATACAGCAAATTTTTCCGATAATGATAATACCACATCTTCCACTTGGAATTTTACTGCACCTAATGGCGACGGTAGTGATAGTTTTAAATTTAAAATAAGTGATATATCAAAAGAAGAACACGAAATACAAGAATGTAAGCTATATGTTAAATGGGCAGTTTCTAATCATTCTGAAAATAGTGGAGGTGCTATAACTTCTAGTCTTAGAGTAAAACCTTCGTACTTTGGCTCTACTAATACAGTAGCAATAGACAACGAAAGTGGTAATAGAACTGCTGCATATTCTTCAGCAATAGATTTACTAAATACTAGTACATTCTCAAACGCTAACGGACAAATACCTGATGATGTAGAAATTGAATTTTTGATTTCACACAACACACAAGATGATAATGATAGTGCAGGTAGCGTAACTATTGATGCGTTTGACTTCTTTTTTGAAATAACTACAAAAATTACAGACACAGATAATCTTGCTAATTCAAGTGCAGTAACTAGTATTAAAAAATTATATACTGGTGCAGACGGACTTGATCAATCATTTAATGCTGGTAATGTAGTAACCAATGTTGTGCAAATGCACAGAGATTTAATTCATAGGTTTGCAGGTATAACTGATACACCTGAAAACTACTCTGCACTAAATACAGCAAGAACAAATTGGACAGTATTTTATTATTTACATAAACAAAAAGAATTGTTGAAGGTGTTAGAAAAAACACAAAAAGAAGGTGGATTTATATTTAGATTTAAAGCAAGTGACGGATCGCCACAATATATATTTTTAGTTGATAGTCCAGGCATAAATCATTACATAACTAAAGATGATATAAAGGGAACTAAAATATCTATAACAGACTTTGATTCGCTAATAACTAAAAGAATTATAAAGCATACAAGAAACCCTATTAATGATGAGCTATTGTTTGAGGCAGAGTGTACAGATACAACTAATGATCCAAGAACTTTATATAATGTACAAAGCAATGAAAATATAGCAACAGAAGAACTTGAAATATTAAACGGTAATATCGTAAATGGAGAAGAAGGACAAACTATATCTGCATCTAATAGGAATATGGGAGCAGGTAATAAAAATGACGGTTATGCTAATTATTATAATGCAATACAAGGAAATCCAAAAATACTTGTTGATTTAGATATAGTAAATCCAGGAGATAGTTCTTTAAATAAAGATTCTGATCCTGCGTCTGACTCTACCTATTTCTACTTAATAGAAGTTGGAGACATTTGTGCATTCAATCATAATAATCAATTAGTTCCACCATTTGCAGAATCATTTAATGGCAAAAAATTTATTGTAACATCACTTACAAGAAATCCAGGTAATTTAAAAGTATCTTTGAGAGAAATATAAAAAGAGGTAAATTTTCTAATGCCAATATCACGAGTTAGATTTAGAGTAGATACAACACCAGATACAGATAGCACTTCTGATCTTACTGCTGCTATATCATCTACATCTGCAACATCTATTAGTGTTGATGACGGAACAGACTTTGAGGTTAATCAAAATATAAAAGTTGGTAGTGAAGAAATGACTGTTACTAATATTTCATCTAATACATTAACAGTTGTTAGAGATGTCAATGGAACAACTGCTGCAACGCACAGTAATAATGCTAATGTTTTTAAAGATGATAGTCCTACTTATACTCCAACACAAAATCCAAATATAGGATCAGAGGTGTCAAAGACATATGACGGAATAGTGGTGCAAAAATCTATTGGTGGTAAAACTTTTACATTTGCTAATCACGAATCATCTAGAAGGCAAAGAAAATTAATTTACGAAAATATAAGCGAATCAAATAAAAACAGATTGGTTGCATTGCACGATTACGCCAAAGGACAAAAAACTTCTTTTCAATATAGTGAAGACGGTGACACTTGGTATGCAGTTCGCTTTGTAAATAACAAATTACCTGTCACAGAAACGGCATATAATGTGTATCGTGTTGAAATCAATATTGAAGAGCAATTATAAGAAATTTTTCTTCTTAAAATACCCCTACAAGGCCATAAAAAGACTATTGACAGCATATCGTAAGCGTGATAAAACAAAGTGGTATGACAACCCTAAATAATGCGTTATTTGTTAATTATCTTTTCTAACTCTATAAAATCTTCTTTTTTAGCTCCCCAACCTACAATCATGCTAGGAAATGGTGCATCTTTATTACCTTTCCCTGCAATTTGATATTGCAATCTATTTTTTATAAATAAAATTTTAGTTTTTTTGTAAATATAATTATGAAACCATTTTGTATCTGTTCTTGCAGGTAGTAATGCAATAGTGACATTATTTCTCAAAAAATATTCTTCGTGAGCTTTTATGATAAAATATTTTATTTCTGATCCGTAAGGTGGATTCATAAAATTTTTTTTATACCAAATATTTATTAAACAACTATTTTCTTTACTAAAGTAATTTTTGCAAAGAGTGTTATGTTTATTTGCAGCAACATCGCAATCAAACTGATAATAAGAATTTAAAATTTCAAAAAGCCAAATAGGAGTTTCCCAATATCCTTTTTCTGAAGTGTACCAAGATTTATTTAAAACTGGCATAATTTTAATTTATTTATGGCAAGAGAGTGATGCTCGTTTTTCATATATTTGCTTTTGCTTATCGTGAAATTTCATCTTGCCATATTTTTGGGGTAGCTGTAGCCAACCAGGTATTTGCATAAACTTATTAACAAAAGAGTAGCTCCTAAATTTAATTGTTTATATTTATACCATACTACCCCAATTTACTAAAACGGTAACTCGTCTTGACTTAAAGTTTCTTTTTTTTCTTCTTTCGGTTTAGGTATGGACACTTGTAAACCATAATACTTTTTTCCTGATTTGCTTTTATTATCCCAAGCAGATATATTATACAATGTACCTGCTACATTGATTTGTCCAGTATAATCAGGGTGTGTATCTTTATCTTTTTTTTCATTAGTAAAAAGTGATCCTTTATTTTCTTTGTGTTCGTAAGCCATTATTCCTCCAATAGATTGTTTAACATTACAATTCTTTTTCCAATTTGATATGGTATTTGTGGTACAACTGCATTTCCAAGTCCTTTGACTCTATCGTTATATCTGTCCACTTTTTGGGATAACCCATAAGCCACTCTATCCAATCTGGGTTCATTTTTAAGTATTTCAAAGGTTTCGATTTTAAACTCTCCAATTTCTTTATTCTTTCCCTTAGAAATTGTTTTCTCTCTTCCTTTGTTTGTTCTGGAAACATTCCCAAGTGATTTGGTAGAGTTATCCCTCTGTAAGTATTTTTTTCTGCTGCCGTCTTTGCTATTTTCCTTAGCAGTCCTGGATGTATTTTCGCATCTGTTGCCGTTGGCGTTGGAAAGTTCAACATCTTTTCCTCTTCTTTGTGTAGATGAATTATTGCGTCCTTTAGCTTTACTCCGTATCGAACTCCTTTTTTGTTCTTCCTGCTGAAGCTGCCTTTTTCGCTTATCTCCACATTCTTTACTGCTCCTCCCTCCGTGTCTGCTGCTCTTGGTGTTGGAAAGTTTAGTATCTCGTCCTTGAATAGAACTCTCGTCAGTCCGTTCTCCTCGAATTTCGTCCCTATCTTCCCTCTTAGAGCTGTGTAGTTGTCCCTGAAATCCCTCGCACAAACGGTTGGAAATGTCTTGTCTGTAGGCGATAATCCAGATTCGTTTTCTGAGGTGTCTACCTCCAACATCTCTTGCTGATATAACTTGCCATTCTGCATCATACCCTGCTTTGGCAAGATCGTGCAATACTCTTGCTCCTCCTTTATTAGCGAGATTTGCGACATTCTCAATAAAAACCCATTTTGGTTGTAAATCGCAAATAATTCTCCACATTTCAAACCATAAACCACTCCTTTTACCATGTAGTCCTTCTCCTTTTCCTGCCGTGCTTATATCTTGGCAGGGAAACCCACCACTTATTATGTCAACAGATTCTACATTATCTTTATTAATCTCTTTTACATCTTTATAATGATTTGCTTCAGGAAATCTTTTTTGCAGCAACTCATTACACCAATCATCTATTTCACAAGTCCAAGCAGTTTCGATACCTGCCATTTCAAATCCTAAATCGATTCCACCTATACCACTAAACAAACTTCCATGCGTCACTTCAATCTCCAAGTGTATGTGCTTCTTCCTGCTGATCCTAATACCCTTAAGTGTGTTTTGACAAGTTTTTCTTTATTTGATAAATCAGTAATTGCTCTGCGTATTGATGTCAATGGTGTTTGTTCATTAATTGATTCATTGTCAATTAAAAACTGCCATACATCATAAGCAGATAAATTGTCGTTAGGATAAGTTTGAAATACTGCTAATGTTAGTTGCTCTTGATTAGCTGCTTGTTTCATGTTTGTTTTTAGCAAATTTCCTTTTTCATTTGTTGTATTATAGTACATTTTACCTTCCTTGTTTTTGTATTTAAGACAAAGCGATACTATTGCGTTATAAACGCATTGATGTAATCTTGCTATAATCATACTAATTAATCGTCACAATTTTCGCAATGTTTCCAAGTTGGATTAAGTCCAATATATTCTTGTTCAGTCACTCTTTTAGGATTAGTAATTGCCCTGTTGATTTCTAATGCAACATTTTTAATTTCAGGTGGCAACTTTCTAACATAGTGACTATCAAAAATATGTTTAAGCACTTCTGTTTCCTTTGGATTTAACTTTAACATCATATCGTTACCTCAAATATGGTTTTCTTTGGTTTTAGTTTTGCAGAAGATTTAGCATTATAACTTTCTAATTCTTCGTCAATGTTATAACATTCTTCTCCTACATTTTGTAAATCTATTTTCATAGCGTCTATATTTTTATTCTCGTGGAAAATATAAATATTCTGACTTGCTCGTCCTGATAGATTTAATCCTTTTTCGCTATATTCGTTTGCTCCCACAAGCGAACTACTTCTACTTGCAATATCTCCTACTCTTGCAGAGTGTATGTGTCCTGATATAATATAATCTATCTGTACACCTCTACCTGCGTATCTACCTTTGATTTGATTGACACTCTTTTCATATTGCGTAGTAAAACTACCGTTTCCGTGTAATAATAATAAGTTTTGTCCTGCGACATTAACTACTACTTCCGTGGGATCATCAACAACAAACTGCACATTTGTTGTTTTAAAGTAGTGACGTAGTATCTCAAAGATAACAAAGTCGTAATTGTCTGACGCCATGAAATCACTCCAACCCCAATCTTGTTTTAATCTACTCTCATTTCCAGTTACACAAGCGACAGATACAGAATAATCTTGTCCGACATCAAATATAATTTGTTGTAATAAATCTACTGCAAGAAATACTGCTTTACTTCTATTGGTGGACATATTAAGCATTTCATCTAATCTTCTATCTGAATTTATTAAATCGCCAGTAATCGCAATTAATACATTATCTATATTATAAACTTTAAATATTTCTTTTGCTCTGTTTACATAGTGCTTTAAGCGTCTAGCAGCAATTTTGAAATCATAATTGTTATGAGGTAGGGAAACAAGTTCGTTAAAATGTGTATCAGATATTTGCAACACTCCAACACTATTACCTTGTTTGACTTTTTTAAATTTAAAGTTTGAAAAATTTTTTTGCTGCAATAGTGCTTGAATATCAAATAATAAGTTATGTACTGCGTTTTCATATCTAGCGTGTTCCCTAAATGCTTTTCGTTCTATTCGATTTATATCTTGTGCAGATTGTTTTTGTTTGGCCAGTTTTAAATTTTCTCTAACAACCTCTACATCGTTTTTTATTGGATATATTGTTTTGGTTTTACAACTGTTGCATAAATACCTTTGCCTATATTTTCCACCTGCACTTTTTTGCGTACCCTTTTTGATAAGATCCTTGCTGCCACAAGTAGGGCAAGATAAAAAATATAGTCCGTCCTCTGAAAGTTTCATTTAGTTAGTCTTTTAAATCCGTTACTATTATTTACTAAATCTAGTAAATCATTTAATTCTTTTACCAAACTAGGGATAACTCCTGTTGTATATCCACCCATTCTCATTTCCTCTTCCTGAATTAATCCTGATAAAAATATACGTACTCGTATAGGATCAAGATGATTTAATTCTACTCTAG